GGACTTTGATTCGTCAAACTGTAGTCCTATCTGACTCAATTGCATCAACGCCTGTGATTGCATCTCGTCATTGTAGGTGTATCCTCTCCAGTTGGCCCTCGTTCCATATCTTTCACACAACTTCATGTACATCATGGCCAGTTGGTTGGTCATCTTTCCATGGTCCACTGAGAAGTGTCCGTTGCTCATTCCACCCACCCAGTGCGACTTTCCCACACAGACCAGTTTGTCTTTTTTGTCGAACCTGTAGTGTTGGAAAGGAGGGAAGTTTACCTTGCTGTGATGATCCGCTGTGGTCTTTGGATTCTTCTTTCTTTGGTCGTCCATGGGTATGTGATCGAACATCATGACCCTAAAAATCAGATCAGTCTTCTCTATTTTTCTCGGACTCACTGTGTAGTCCACTAATTTTATCTTCTTGAGTCCTGCCGCTTTGGCCTCTTCCCATGCTTCCTGTGTGAGTCTCTTGGCCTTGGCCTTACGTGCCTGTGATACAGCCGTAGCATTGACTTTCTTTAGGTTGGGTACAATTAGGTCATACTGTGCGTCCTCGGGTGTGACGTATGAACAGTATGTGTTCTTGCTGGCATGTATCTGTAGTAGCAGATCTCTGTTGTTTAGGTACTTTACTCTCTTCATAATTCTGTCTCTTTATATTAATGTAAGTGACCACAAACAGGTCTGTTGAATCGTGCCGTATGGCGAATTAAGTGTGCCTAGAATAATGCCTATAAATATAGTTAAAGTATACGAAATTTTACAAAGGAAAGCAACCATTAAGATATGGCATTTGGAGAAATAGGAAAAATAGTCAAGAACGTGGGATCTGGTATATTCAACCGTACCCTGGGCAGGCTCACGGGTGCCGGCATTTCCACGGACTCTAGGATAGTGCAGGCAAGGGCCAAATGGTCTGGACGTAATGACAAAACAGACTGGCGTGTGAGACTACAGGTTCCAGATGGACCATTAACGAAATTTTTTGATTTCAACAACAATCCCATAATGCAACCTTTGGCCGCATCGCAGGGAATGTTCTGGCCATTGACACCAGCGGTTGTGATACAGCATTCAGCAAACTACAACGCCATGGATCAGGTGCACAGCAATTACCCACACCAGGCATACCAAAATTCACAGGTGGATTCATTGAACATCATTGGCGAATTTCCTGTACAGAACAGTGACGACGCCAAGCATTGGGTGGCCACGGTCAACTTCCTAAGGACAGCGACCAAGATGTTCTTTGGTAAGGAAGATGGCATAGATGGACTCAAAGGCAATCCACCACCGATCATGCATTTGTTTGGTTATGGAGATCACATGTTCAACAAAGTGCCTGTGGTCATAAACACATTCAACGTGGAACTGAGGCCAGGCATTGACTACATCTCTACCAAACAATCGAATTCACCTTACAGGGAATCAAATGGACCGGATGCAGGGTTTGATGTGACAACGGCCGAAGGCGCATCGCAGACCTGGGCACCAACACTGTCAAACATATCAGTGCTGGTGACACCAATCTACAGCAGAGATTCAATTAAGAACTTCTCAATGAAGAAATTCGTTCGTGGAGAGTTGAACGGCAAGGGTAGCAACGAGGTAGGATTCATCTAATGGCCAAGTACTCAAACACATCACCGTATTTTGAAACCAGCGAGGTAGCAGACTACCTGGACATCTTGAATCCAAGGACGCTGACGGCGGAAGACGATGACCAGAGTTACACCATAGAGAGAACATACGCCTACAGACCAGACCTGTTGGCCTATGACCTTTATGGCTCACCGAGGCTTTGGTGGGTGTTCGCACAGCGTAACCCAGACCAGATAGAGGATCCCATTTACGACTTCAAACCAGGAGTTACGGTTCAACTGCCAAAGAAAGAGAACCTGCTCAAAGACCTGGGGATATAACGAATGGCAACTAGAGCCGACAAATACAGGAACTTCGATGAATCAGCGTACCACGCCAGGAAGGCCAGCATCAAAAAACTTCCGTTACAACCGGATCCCAACGTGTTGCACAAGTTCGCATCTTACAACACCATATTCACGCTGTCTGCGTTGAGCCGCACGGAGATACGTAATCCCAAGCAGTTCTTCAACAGTGCACCACACGACATCATAGCAAGGAGTGGTGGCATAGGAGACGCCAACTTCTCGAGCCACAGGGCGGCATCTGCAAACAATAGAGAGAGTCGTAGAGATCCAAACAACGAGACAAACAAGACAATTGACAAATTAGGCTATGGAGCCGCACTAGGTAAGGCATCGAGGGAATTCAAAAAGGATAACGACCTCTACTTCAAGAATGTCGAGATGGACTCCATACCGGCACTGAACGACAAGAGGCGTCTGACCGGTGTGACCAACATCATGATGGAGTTGGTGGAACCGTCGGGACTGACGCTGTTGGAGAAAGTGAGGGCGGCCGCATTCAACAACGGCTTCCTGGATCACCTGGATGCACCCTACATGCTCACAATTGAGTTCAAGGGCTTCGATGAACACGGTAGGGAAATCAAAGAGAAAACAGATTTCATAAAGAGGGTCATACCCATCAAACTGATCACCATGGACATAGACGTTAACCAGGGAGGATCCTACTACAACATCAAGGCCATACCCTACGACCAATTCGCCCTTACCGACCAATACATGTATCCGAGGACCAGCGGTAGCCTTAGATCAACCGAAAAAACATTCAAAGATGCTGTGAAAAATTTACAAGACATATTGGATGAGCAGAACAGGGATGAACAGGCGAAAGGATACAACCAATTCCCAGACAGGTACGACATATCAATCAGCGAGGAGCTCAATCCTGGAGCACAACTTCCGTATGAACTACTCAGCCAGGCAGGAATGACACAGAAAACTGTCAACCAGGTGGCAGGGGAGGAGGAGTTCACGATGGAGTTCATAAAATTCAGCTCATCGGTGCACATTCCTAAACTGTTGGAGAATCTCATGAAGACCCATCCGGATTTCGGCGCCAAGAGTTTTGACGAGTGGAGCAAGGCAGTAAGCACACCGGGGTCAACAACATTTGATCCAAATGGTGCCCTATCAACATACTTCAAGTATTTCAGGATACGTACAGCCATCGAACCCACGGAAGACTTCGACGAGATACGTCAGACCAACGCCAAGATCATAAAGATCGTGGTGGAACCGTTCTACGTCAGTGCCTACAACCTGGCAACGGCGGGCATACACCAAGACAAGAACTACCAAGGGTACGTGGCCAAGGCCTACAACTACATATTCACCGGAGACAACTTGGACATACAGGATCTCAACATAAATTACAAGGTGGCCTACTTCCAGTCCAGACTGAAGGACCTGGAGGCCAGCGACAGCAGGACATTCTCACAGACCAACGAGACAGTAACAGAGGATTCAAACACACCAACCAACAGGAAGAGGCCAGATGATATGCCAGCCCATTTGAATCTCCTCCCCCTCAAGAGTGAAGCATCTCAACACAAGACCTCCCCCAGCAACAGGACGGGCAAGGCGAACGCCAGGATAGATCAGTTCTTCGATGCCATAACCAATCCGCTGGCGGACATGGTGGTTGTGAACATGACGATACTGGGTGATCCCGCATGGCTGGGACAGAGCCAGTTCATTCCGGCCACACCAGTGAACTCCAACGGCAGTTCCCAGGACAACAACATAAGATTCTTTAGGGGAGGTGTGAAGGACAACGTATGGAATCCCGATCTTAAATGTTTCAACTACGACGTGGCCAAGCCAATAACCAATCTCACGTTCAAGGTGCCACAGGACTTCGACGACAAGACCGGTGTGTACGAGATGTCATCGGCACAACAGGCAGTGTTCTCTGGCCTCTATCAGGTCACACAGGTGCGACACAATTTCACTGACGGTCAGTTCACACAGAATTTAACCATGGTGAGGTTCAACAACCAGGACAGCAAAGTTACCAAAACCACCAATCAAAAAATCACCACGAAAAATGGTGTGGTAACTAGTGTAAAAAATCCAATGGCACTAGATCGTATAAATGAAAATATTTGGAACATCAGAGAAGATGACGGGACGGCATAATGGCAGGTAGTAATTACTTAAAGGGACACGCATCAAATTCCGTTGCACCGGGCAATGACACCTCTTGGTCGGGCGAGAAGGCCGGACCATACATAGGCGTTGTAAAGAACAACGTTGACGCACTAAGGATGGGAAGACTGCAGGTCAACATACCCAGCCTCAGTAAAACAAATGATCCAATCAGCGGCAACTTGGTCACATGTGAATACCTGTCTCCTTTCTATGGAGCCAAGGATGCGAGACACAGCATACCGGGTTCGACTGACTACAAGGACAGCCAACACAGTTATGGCTTCTGGGCGGTGCCACCGGACATAGGCACCAGGGTGTTGGTTATATTCGCCGAAGGCAAGATGGATCAGGCATTCTGGATAGGTTGTGTGCCAGAGCCCATGACCAATCAGATGACACCAGGCATAGCATCAAGCGAACTGACCCACGATGCCTTGGACGGCACCTTCGAGGGAGCGGACGCAGGATTCCAAGACGACAAACAGTCAAAGTATGGTACAACAAATGTGCCATCTGGAGAAGTCAACAGGACTGTCAAAGGTTTAAAGCCAGAACAATTTAACACACTCAGAAGGCCCATACACCCATTCGCTGAAACATTACTCAAACAAGGATTGAGTGCGGATGACATCAGGGGTAACACTTCAAGTTCGGCACGTAGGGAAACACCTAGCCAGGTTTTTGGTATAAGCACTCCGGGTAGGAAGGACACTTCGACCACACCGGTTAAAGTGGGAACGAAGGACACGGAAGGCAGAGATTATGTAACAAGGAAGACCGGACACACTTTCGTCATGGACGACGGTGCCGCGGACGGCACCAACCAACTTACAAGATTGAGGACATCATCAGGACACCAGTTGCTGATGCATGACACAGAGGGTGTGGTGTACATAGCAAACGGGTCAGGTAACGCCTACATTGAATTGCAGAAGAACGGCAGGATCGATGTGTATTCAGGTGTTGGAGGGATAAATTTGAGGACAGAAGGAGATTTTAACCTTCACTCAGATTCAAACATCAACATGCACGCCAATGGTCAGATAAGGATGAGCTCGGCCAAAGAGATGATACAGAGTGCAGATGTCATATTTACAACGGGTCAAAAAGGAATATTCAACAGTTCACAGGCCGGGTCCGTGAGAACCTTTGCCAGGGACGGGATAAGTTCAGATACCAAAGGTAGTCAGTTGCATGGAGCCAGGGGAGGCAATATACACCTGGCGGCGTCTGGTAGAGGACGCACTGGCGGCGAGATACATTTAAACTCCATGGGCCCTAGTGAAAAATGGGGGCCATCATGGCTGACCCAGGAGAAGGTTGGAATGCAACTTCGTGAAGAAGGTGATGTGGAGTTGGCACACAAAGGCGTCAAGCCATTAAAGGAATTCACCAGGAAGACCAAGACAACGGTACACAGATTTGTGACACACGAGCCCATGTTCAGGGCCAACGTGATAGACAGTGACGGGATCATACCCGTGGACGCCGACGACAAGAAACAGTGGAGCAGGCTCGCCAACACGCCAGGCACTCCTGAGTATGTGAACAACAGGAACAGATTGAGTGAGAACGGTGCCATACGTGACGCCCAGTACCAGGCAGATGCACTGCAATGGGTCAAGCAGAAGATGGGAGAAAGCACCAACGCCACCAAGGCCAAACAGTTGTTGACAGAATTTGGAACCAAATACAATGAGATATACGGCATAACGGAAAAGATAAATCTGCCGTTCGACATAAAGGACAGCATTTCAGAGAAGTTCAAGGGAATAGATTTCAATTCGCCTCTCAAGGACCTTACCAGCAACCTTACATCACAGGTGGTGGACTCTTTCACGGGCAAGAGCAAGGACCTGTTCAAGGACAACGTGTTCGTCAACAGTGCGGGAGAACTGTTCACTCTGGGTAGCAACACAGTTTCAGGTATTACCGGCAACATAGACCTGCTGAACAGCAGTCTTAATTCTGTGCAGGGTCTTACCAAGAACCTGTCAGCGGGTAACATTGATGCAACCATAGCCAATCTCAACAGCATAAGCCAGACCTACACGAGTGTGGTGGGTGGTCAGATAGTGGGCATGAACCAGATCAAGAGTCTGGCCAGCAAGGCAGGACTTTTCAACGCCAGGGACGCCGCGAGGGGCGGTCAGACCTTCCTGGAGAACGTGGGCGGAAACTTGACTGATAAGATAGGAAACATAGGTGGCGCAGTAAAAAACTTTTTCAGTGGATTCAAGTTTAGCGATAGGAGACTGAAGGAAGATATCAAATTAGTTGGCAAGTCGCCTTCGGGCATAAACATATATTCGTTTAAATACAAGCAGTCAGCAGGAACATATGAGGGTGTAATGGCTCAGGAAGTTCCATGGGCGAGAACAATGACAGACACAGGATTCTATGCAGTTGACTACGGTAAAACTGATGTAGAATTCAGGAGATTGAATTAGATGGCATACGGAGATTCAGGTAACGGACTTTCAAACAAATCAGTGACCTTCAAGGGTTTCAGTTCACGTGCGGACAAGCAGAACTTTAAACTTTACGACTTCGAGGTTGCCAAGCAGGACCTCATAAACAGATTGAGTGTGCGTAAGGGCGAGAGGGTGGAGAACCCAGAGTTCGGCACGATCATATACGATGCCATATTTGAACCGTTCACCGAAGCACTAAAGGACGCCATAATTGAGGACATCACAGCCAATCTCAACGCAGATCCACGTATATCCACAGAGGAGATACTGGTAACAGAAGCGGACAAGGGAATCGCCATACAGGCCACTATAACCTATGTTCCACTGAACATCACAGAGAAACTGAGATTCAACTTCGATGAGAATTCGTTGTTACGCCTATCTTAATATACGCACATTTCGTAACACATAAATACCATTGTAATTACAATGGCCACAACAGATAGACAGAACAGATTATTAGTAGCGGAAGATTGGAGAAAAATCTACCAGGCTTTCCAACAGGCTGATTTCAGATCTTACGACTTCGAGACACTTCGAAGGACCATGGTTGCGTATCTGCAAGAGAACTACCCAGATGATTTTAATGATTTCGTTGAGAGTTCTGAGTATGTGGCACTTATAGATCTAATAGCCTACATTTCACAAGCACTTTCTTTTAGGGTTGACTTGAACGCTAGGGAGAACTTCCTGGAGACAGCGGAGAGAAGGAACAGTGTTCTAAGATTAGCAAGATTGATTAACTACAACGCCAAAAGAAATAAACCAGCATCAGGGTTGTTGAAGATAGATTCAATATCCACAACACAGGATGTGCAGGACAGCACAGGGACAAATCTTGCAAATTCAAATATAATATGGAATGATTCAGCCAATACCAATTACAGAGAACAATTCACAGCGATACTGAATGCGGCCAACCAGACGGGACAACTTTTTGGCAATCCAAGAGAGTCAGGATCCATAGGTGGAATTACAACAGAAGTTTACACTTTAAGTTCAAACCAATTGGATCTACCCATATTCAAATTCCAGAAGTCAGTGGGAGGCGTATCGAGATCATTCGAGATAGTGCCAAGCACCACAACAGATTCAGACAGCATATACGAATCAGCACCAGTACCAGGAACTGGTCTTACATACACTTACAGGACAGATGGGTCTGGAGACAGTTCGAACAACACAGGATTCTTCTTCCTGTTCAAACAGGGCAATTTACAGCAGGCAGATTTCACAGTGGACACGGCAGTGACAAACTATGTCAAATCTTTGGACACAGCCAACATCAACGACACTGACGTGTGGCTATACAAGTTAGACCAACTTGGACAGTTATTAGAATCATGGACGAAAGTACCTTCGTTGTCAGGTAACAATGCGATATACAACTCATTGTCAAAGACAGAGAGAAACACCTACAACGTGGTGACCAAGAACGACGACGCGATTGACCTTGTGTTTGGAGATGGTAACTTCTCAAACATTCCTTCTGGAAGTTTTAGGTCATACTATAGGGTCAGCGACAATGCCAAGTATGCCATACAGTCGTCAGACCTGCAGAACGTACAGTTGACTGTGCCTTACACGGATGCCAACGGTGCACAGCAGTCATTGAGCATGAGCGTTAGCCTAAAAGCCAGTGTTTACAATTCAGCCGCAACAGAGTCAAACGATTCCATAAAAGAAAAAGCCGCACAGGTTTACTACAGCCAGAACAGGATGATAACAGCAGAGGACTACCAGGTTGTGCCTTTGAGTGCATCACAGGAGATAGTGAAAGTGAGATCAGTGAACAGGTCAGCATCTGGCATATCAAGGGCAAAAGAGATCCTCGATCCGACAGGTGCGTACTCCAATGTTAACGTGTTCGCAGAGGACGGAATATTATACAGGGAAGAAAGTGTACAGCAGTTCACTTTCACATTCAACAACAGGAGCGACATACAGTCGACGATAGACACATCAGTTGAAGCAAAATTAAAAGAAGCATATGCTAGGCAGTTCTACTATCTGAAGTATGGCACGAAAGATGCCAGCACACTTTCGGCAACGTGGAATTCAACAACTACGTCAACTAATACCAACACAGGTTATTTCACTTCAGGTGGTGCATTGGTAATCGGAGATTCGGCAACATCAAACCTAAAGTTCGCAAAACCAGGTGCTTTGGTTAAATTCACTTCTCCAGACACAAGGAAATTCTTGAATGGTACATTGGTGACATCAACCACAGACAATGCCGAAGACAGAGCATGGGCTAAAATTGGTGCAGTGGTGCTTGATGGAGCAAATGAAGGAGCAGGAAATCTCGAATCGGGAGAAGGCCCAGTAACACTAAACAGCATAGTACCTGCTGGTGCAGTGGTGAATGCAATCATACCAAATTTGACCACATCATTTTCTGCAACACTAGAAGCAGATCTTATAGACAGGATTGAAGCATACGAGGAGTTTGGCCTAAGATACGATGTTGACTCAGAAACTTGGAAAGTTATCACGTCAACAAATCTAAGCACTAGTGCTGTCTTCAGTCTGGCCAACAAAGGCTCGGTTACAGGCACAAATGCAGACACAAGTTGGTGGTTCAGATTTACAAACGACGGAAACACTTACACAGTACAGTACAGAAAATTAGATTATCTGTTCGAATCAGAGTCACAGAATAAATTCCATTACGACGTGGAAGAAAAAATTTACGATTACACAACAGGGAAAAGTGTCAAGGACACAGTAAAAATATTGAAAACAAACAGCATTGTGTCGACAGGAAACAGTGTTGGATATCCTATTACTTGGCAAGTTGTTGATGTAGTAACAGAAGCAGATGGTTTCCAGGACAACAGGAAAGTTAAGGTTGGTTTCTTTGATGCGGACGATGACGGTGTTGTGGACAATCCTGAACTGTTTGACATATACGTTGAACCAACACTTTCAGAATCCACAAA